AGACATATCGCAATTTTGATATGTTGCAAAGCAAGGTGTGCCAATGGTGTAATGCACAATCTGGGCGTTGTCATTGCCCGGGTACTCCATAGCCAGCCAGTTCCAAGTTAGCGGTAGCTCACCAATCTCAGACTCGTTGAGCCAGCCAAACCGATGCAGGAACGAACCCTCTACCGCATCGATGGTCTGCTTATCCAAGCAGCGGTTAGCAATATGAGCGCAGTTCCAAAGAATCAGGCTTGACCAGTTTTTTCTGGGGTAATTCTCGTTCTTATTTCCAAGATACTTGCGGGGGTGCTTGGTCTGGTAGTCATGCTGGACGACTTGGACTGCGTATCTATCGTCACGCATTTCCCAGAGTCGGGCGATATCTTCACGGCAGACCATGTCCCCGTCTGCGAAGATGGCCCAACCACGGTAGCCCATGAGATTTGGTACGAGAAATCTCGAATAGATGAAGTCATTTGACCCGCCTTTCCGTTCTACATTATGAGCCACCAACGGGGTGAACCGCACCGGCTCGCTGCAATTGTCGATCACCGACTGGCAAAACGTATGGTAGGCCACCGCTTCCCGCTGGTCAAAGCCAACCACAATGTCAATCATGGTGCAGTCGTACGTCGTGGTCGTTCAGAGTCTCCCAGAATATGTCCATAAAGTGCTCTGCATCATGGGTTCCGGTGTACTTCATCTCGTTCCTAAAGGCACTAGATAGCGCCTCAAGAGCGTGCTTAAACTTCCTACCTTGCACCGCACAATCGTACTCATACTGGTCATCTGGTAGGTTGAATATCAGCTTTGCCTTCATCGTCTTCCCCTTCTTTTAATTCGTAAGCCCAAAATGTAAACCCGCACTTAGTGCATATCCGATAGGTCGAGATAAGCAGCGGAGTAGTCTTGATTACTTTTGTGATTCCTGCTTCTGTTGGAGCTTCGCATTTCGAGCAGTCCATATCCGCATCATTTCTTCGTGGAGCTTGAGGTAGGCTTCTTGCCCACGGATTTCCCTGATTTGTTCGAGGTACTGGCGCCTAGTGTTCTTGGTCTTCTTCTTTTTGAAGACCCAACAGGCTTCGCCGTAGAGGAAATACTCTGCGGAATAATTGCCAAGGGTTCGGCCATCTTCCGTGGTGATGAGTCTAGCCCCAGTATGGATTTGATTGCACGCAAAACAGACCAGTCTTTCATCTCTATTCTCCTTATTCCCACTTGGGGAGTTTGATTGCATATCGTTGGAATGAATCACAAGTTTTACCCGATGTTGGCTTGTCGTAAAACCCGCACCACAAAAACGTGTACGGCCCAGAGCTGTGGTAACACTCTACACAATGCCTTGTTTTCGTGTCACGCACAACTGGCATATCCACCTTTGGCGTTGATTGTTGTTCGTCACCTTCCATACACCCCCCTTCGCCACTTGGCTGTGTTGACAATTGCTACACCACCGCTTGCCCGTTATCGACTCCACCACCTGAGTCATGTTCTTGAGGTTTTTGTTCGTTATTGACATCTATTGATTCCCTAATTGCAAACACCAAAGTATCTAGCGGTACGACCGCACGCCAAGGTTGACCGTTCTGGCGGAACACCACAATAGGTACTTCCCCTACCCCGCAAGTCGCCTCGACTTGGCGCACCCAATCCATGACCGAGAGGCGCTCATGGCGCTTGACCTCAATCTTATACTTGCCAACCTGTATGTCGTCCCCGCCATCCCTTGCCTGCCCTAACTTGCGCTTGACTACGAATCCAAGCTGGTCGGTAAGTAGCTGGGCTAGTTCGTTCTCCCCACGGGCTCCCTTCTGACGCCTTCCACGGCCCTTCATTTCGGCCCCAGCAGCTTGTCTAACCGGGTAGTCACGTCCGAATACCGGGGCTGTAAGAAGGCTATGATGGCCTCGTCAACAAGGCTTGCCCGACTGCGGCGCTGATCCTCGGCTGCCCGGTCTAGTAGTTCCCGGGTGTACGGGCGTAGCCGTACTATGAATGTGTTGTACTTACGCAGCGGTTGCATTGTCTCTCCTATAAGGGTAATCCATTATATCATTGAGATTGCACTAAGCAATACAAACGTGCTACATTGGAGTCTCGATAAATCTTAACTACCGTTTCAGGAGATTAAGTCATGCAAAAGATAGTTGCGTATTACCGTGTATCCACCGAGCGCCAAGGGCGCAGCGGGCTTGGGCTTGAGGCGCAGATGCAAGCCATCAAGAACATACCCGATACGATGGTTTTATTCTCATTCGTAGAGGTAGAGTCTGGCGCAGAGGATGAGCGCCCAGAGTTAGCCAAAGCCATCGACTATGCCCAACGTCACAAGCTACCACTAGCCGTGGCCAAGCTCGATAGGCTTAGCCGTGACGCCGAGTTCCTACTGAGGGTTCGCAAACTGGGCATCAAGCTCATCATTGCGGATATGCAAAACCACAGCACCCTTGAGTACAACATCCGGGCAGTCATTGCCCAAGAAGAACGGGAAAAAATTTCAGTCCGAACAAAGGAAGCGCTGGCCGCAGCCAAGGCACGTGGGGTAAGGCTGGGCAATCCACGGCTCCAAGATACGGCAGAGAAGGGTAGGCAAACAATATCTCGTAGGGCTTCAGACTATGCTCGCAAGGTGAGCGTGATAGTCAAAGACCTTGAGGCACAGGGCATCAAGTCGCTCAATGGCGTAGGCCGTGGGCTAGAAGCAAGGGGGATTCTGACGCCCCGGGGCTGTAAGAACTGGTCGGATATGCAAGTCTCACGTTTATTAAAGAGGGTAAGAAATGACAAACCTGAAGCTAGTCAAAAGCAAGCCGCCTAACAACGTGGCTCAGCAGATGAGCCTGTTGACTGGTAAACCGTACGTTCTAGCCGAGCGTACTGACGTTGTACGTACATTCAAACAACACGGATGGGTTCCACCATCACAGAAAGGGGAAAAGAAATGAAGGGTTATGGAAAGGTAACGCCGGATACGATGCTGTCGTGCAGCAGACTGGCTGCGCTGGCAGGCAAGTCCCGGTATTCCACGCCGAACGATGAGCTACGCAAGACCATCGACGCATTGGAAATGGTTGAGCCGCCACCGTTTGAGTCCGAGGCTGCCGACTGGGGTAACAGGTTGGAAAGCATAGTCTTGAGGGAAGCTGCGCTGCGTCTGGGCATTGAGAAGATGAGCCTCGACCACCCGAAGCCCTACTACCATTCGTCTTGGTCGCTATGTTGTAGCCTTGATGGTTCGGCAGATGGTAATGGCCAGACTATCAAGCACGACCCAGCCAACGGTATCTTTGTGGTGTCTGGCAAGGGCGAGATTAAGCTAGATGGCACGGGGATTATGGAAGCCAAGGTAGCCGGGTGTAGCCCAGAAGATACGTTGCCCCTGTATCGTGGGCCGTTACAACTGCAAGGCTGTATGTCAATCCTTGAGGCCAAGTGGGGTTGCGTGGCCGTGCTCTACCAAGGGATTGCCATGCGCCTGTTCTTGTTTGAGCCACACCCTGAGAGCTTAGCGTTCATTGAGCACCTTTGCTACGACTTCCAGCGCAGGATAGACCATTGGAAGCAGACCAAGGAAACGTTGTGGTATGACCCACAACACACCGACGATGCGGCTAAGTGCTGGCCCGTGGCAGAGGAAGGTGATGAGCCAATAATCCTGCAAAATGATGCGGTGCAATGGGCCGCCGAGGTTATAGAAGCCAAAAAAATTATCAAGGAAAAAGAGGAAATCATTGAGAGCCGACAAACCAAACTGATGGCTCTTATGCAGGGTAAGTCAAAAGCTATGGCTGGTTCGTACAAAGTGTCGTGGCCCATGCGCCACTACAAAGCCCAAGAGCAAAGGGTTATACCCGCACGTGATGCCTACTCTATCCGCCAATCTTCTGTCTCTGTAAAGGAATAATAATGAGCAACGTAACTATCCAGTCGCAAGTTCTTGACCCCGCAATCCAAGAGTCCATCGTATTGAAGGGTGACTTGTCGGGCTTGAGCCCACTACAAAAGAAGGACTACTACCTGTATCGCTGCCAGCAAGTAGGGCTTGACCCAGCGGCTAAGCCGTTCGACTTGCTTACTCTTAATGGCAAGCAGATACTCTACGCCAACGCTAGTGCAACGCAACAACTATCCAGCGTACACAAGTTGTCCACGCAGATCACGCACCGTGAGAACGTAGGAGACATATACATTGTGTCCTGCCGGGTGACTGGTGCTGATGGCCGTGTCTCTGAGAACCAAGGGGCTGTCAATATAGGCGGGCTGAAGGGCGACCATCTGGCCAACGCCGTGCTCAAGTGTACGACCAAGGCTATCCGCCGTTCGGTGCTGGCCCACGTCGGTCTAGGAATGATGGACGAAACGGAAGTCGAAACTATTTCCGAGGCACGCAAGGTACACAATCCATTGGATGACCTACCCAAACCAGCAGGAGCGTTCGGCAATGCAATCGGCAATGTCGTGGCCAACGCAGTACAGCAGGCAAAGAAGGATGATGTGGTTGAGGCGGTTGAGATTCCGGTTGGAACTGTATATACATTAACCCTACCCAACGGAGAGGCCGCCGACCATCCCACCTATGATGCGTGGGAGTCTGCTTACGTAGGGATGATTGAGAAGATTGCCAAGGCAGGCAAGGCCCCGGTGCAGAAACGGCTGGATAGCATTGACCAACTCAAGCAATGCAATCTCAAGGTGCTAGATAAGATAACCTTGGAGATGAGAATGATTCTCAATACCAAGGTAGCTAAGTGGTTGGCTCCTCTGCGGGAATCAACCGAGGTATAACGCACGCTCATGCTTGCGACGTTTGACAAGGCCGGGGAGCTCTTTGCCTCCGGCCTTTGTCCATGCCATGAACGACTCAGCAGCGCCATCGAAGTCACCACGGTTATGCTTCATCCGAATCGTGGAGCGTTGGAGATTACCTAGTCCGACGTTGAAGCTGAAGGATACAAGAGCATCGAAGCGACCTTGGGTAAGTCCTTCTGGACATAGTCTAAGTACGCCTCGCTCAAACGTAGCGAGGTCTTTTGCAAGTATGTCATTGACCTCATCCATTGTGAGAGTTCTATCCCACCCATCAGGGATTGCCAATCCTTTGCGTTCATCTAACTTTACCCTTATGTGATTAGGATCGATAACATGACCAACGCCAACAGTCCACAGTAGAGCAGGACAGCGATAGGGACGAAGTCGTACCCCCTCGTCTTTCTTGATTCCTTCGATGGCATCCTTACTTACCTTCACTTCTTACCCCATTGCCGACTTCCAAACCAGAAGGCAATGATCCCAGATAGCAAAGCCATCTCGTCCTCAGAAAAGATTACGTCGGTCGCAGCTATAAACTTCTCTACGTCCATGTCGCCTAGCCCACCTTGCAATAAGAAGTAAGTAAGGCCAATGTTAATCAGCACTAACTCAAGGACAAAGATGAACGTCACAGCCGGACGCACGATGCCATTGAGGTTGACCACCCAGTTAGAGGCTCTGGCCATGATCGCCTTGTCGTGGTCGAGAGCTGCGTTCTGGCGATCCGCATCTGTCTGCAAAGCTATTTGGTCTGTTCGGATTTCCTCTACCCTTTGTTGGGCAATGAAGCCACGCTCAGCAAGAGCAAGCTCACGCTCGGTCTGCATCTGGGCTAGCTTTAACTCTTGCGCTTTGTCTGCTTTATCTTGGAAAAAATTTAATACTTGTGGCAGACCAGAGGCTAGGAATCCAACAGCGGAGGAGATTAAAGATAGCATTACAGGTGTCCTTTGAAAATGTAGTAAATGGTTACAACAAAAAATGAAGCTAGGAAGCACATGATCTTTAAGTCTCTCAGCTTCTTTAGGTCACGGCCAAACTCGTCACGCCCATCTTTGACTTCCTTCATCTGACGTTCTTTGATGGCTTGAATATCTCGCCACTCATGCTCTGCCTTCTCTTTGCCGTAGCGCTCAACGAGCTGCTGAAACAAATCTTGCTCGGCTTCTTTGATCTCTTTCAATCTACGCCACTCCGCAAAGGCTGTGAGGATAGTGGTGTCACCCTTGACTATCCTCTGTTTCTTTTGGAACTGTTGCTTGGCCTGTAACTCGGCGACGCCTAGCTTTTGAATGTCAGTAACGACCGACTCAATCTCTTTGCCTGCGGCTAACGCACTCTTGATACTCTGCGTCGCACCCTTCGCCGATGTTACTAAGTCATCCATGCTAGACCTTCTGTCCCCTAAAGTAAGCGTCGCCATTGATGACCTCGCACAGCTCAGGAGGTAGCATCATCCCGTCCTTGAATGTCAGCACGCAAAAGCCTGAGCACCAGTTGACCGGGTTCATTTCGGTGTAGGTAAACTGATCCCCGTATGGCTCAGCCAGAGTTCCTGCGTCTACCCCCCAGCGACGTCCATCGTAGTCAGAGAATGGAGTTATTTTCAGTTGGTGTAGATGCCCCGTGATGATGCTCCGACCCGATTTCAAGGCATTGTTCCAAGTGCTATGCACGCCGTTATGGTATCGGTGCTTGATTATCACGGAGTCGTTAATGTCTATACGCCAGCCGGTATGCCAGCCCGGGAAGTACGAAAACAAATCGCTAAACTCGGAGAGCTCCGGTGCGTTCTGGGCTATGTAGTTAAAGAGTCGCACGTCGTGGTTGCCGTACGTCCAGAGTTTAGTTGCGTTCTTAGATGCGTTAGCAATCTCATGCAGCCGGTCTTGGCAGGCTTCAATCTCCTGCTTAGGTGTTGGCGGGTTAGTCTTCATTAAAGCGGCATGGCGGCTAATCCTAGCGCCATCAAAGACATCACCATTGAGCACAATAGTCTTAGGCTTAAACTCAGTTAGCAGTTTGACAAATGCTTTGTGGGCTACGGTTGATTCCTCTGGCCAATAGTGGCAGTCGCTAGCAATGAATACATGGCCATTGTCTACCCTGTGTTCTATCACCCTGCGGTTTTCTGGTATGAATGTATTGCGTTGGCTGTCTTGTGGAGCTAAGTACGCCGGTAGAGAGATGCCATACTGCATTTGAATCTTGGCCTTGCGTTGGGCCAGAGCCCGGACAGACAAACCAACGTGCTCGGCAGCAATCTTCGTACTGCCAAACCTTTTCATCGATGATATTATTTCTTCGTCAGATACTTTTTTTAGTGCCACGACTTTTCCCCATAAGTTTAACTTCATCTATGGGCTCATGAGAACTTGTGTCGTACATACAAGAAATAGCGACCGCCTCACGGGGAGATGCCCCCATGTGCATTGCCGCTATTGCAAAGTTAGCACCAGTACCTATGGCCCAAAAGTCGTTCTTAATGCGGGCAGGAATGATGGTACTTTCGTAGATATAAATGCCATCATGTCTGAGCTCAAGAACGGTCACGTCGGTATCAGAATCTAAATCACCACCTGATTCCAATACCTGATAAAACTTTAGAATCTTCTCCCACTCACCGCAAGCACCGTATACGCAATCCTTACCACGGCGCAACTTTTCAACTAGGTAAAAAGAATCATCGCCGCTAACCATACTATCTGCGGCGATTTCTCCCGTAGAAAATTTGGCAGCTATGGTTGTCACTTAACCACTAGGCTTAGCAATAAGATGATTATGAACCCGGCTGACCCTATAAGTATCTGCTCTAACCGCTTGAGCCTGGCGTTGATGCCGAGGTATCGTTCGGCGCAGACAGCTTCGTGGGTATCAAGTTGTCCTTTAACCTCGACAATCGTTGCCATTATGCAGCCTCAACCCAGCTTGTTGTGGCCTCGTCCCAGCCATAGCGCTTGCCATCTGTGGGCATTGGTGTTGGAGATTCCCATTGTGCTATGGTGTCGTTTAGAACCCAAGACGCAAAAGGTTTCGGAGGCACAAACGCATCAAGACCAGCGTTGTATGTGTATCCAATTCCTGCGTAGTTCTTACGGATGTTACCGTTGTAAGAGGTCTTAACCCAGTTGCCGCCAAATAGACGCTGGCAGAAAGCCACGCCAATTGATTCGACTTCTGTGCCATCAGGGGTTGAGGTGTCTCTGTTGTCTACAACGATCACACGCAGAACAACATTGTTTTGACCAATCTCAGCGAAATGCGCCATCTAATTCTCCTAATTGAAGTCCAGTTAAATCCATTTCTTCCCCGACATTACCAACAGGGAATGTGTTAAACGACAGGCTAATACGGGTCTGGTCAGATTCCACAATTGGAACCATGTGGGTCAGGCTCGATGGAAAGAGCACCAAGTCGCAAGACCCAACATCAAACCACCACGACTCTGAGTTCCAGACATTCCAATCGCTTGGCGGGAACTTAATCTGCTGATACCCGTTACGGTAAAAGTAAATTCTGTCCTTTGCTTTGTCAGATTGCACATAGAACACGCCAGACACAAATGAGTTTGGGTGTTCGTGCTTGTGATGGTACTGACCCTGTTCGGTATAGTTTGTCCAAGACTGAGTAATCTTAAGATTGACCTTGTTCTTAGGGTTGTAAACCGTGGTGAAGTATTCCGATACCTTGGTTTCAATGAAGTCCCGCAACTGGGTCAATTCTTTGGCTTTTAGAATCGTGTTGTCGATACTGGTTGTGTTGCCCATATTAGACCGTGTCTCTTGCTTTTTAAGAAACGACAGTTCTTTAGCGGTTAAGTCACGGTCTAACTTGTACATACCAACAGGTGTGGGAAATAGATTGTGAATCATGCGGCCTTCTGTTCTGCAATCATCTGTGCGACTTGGGCTTTGGCTTGCGCCTCTGGGCTGCCAGTTAATTCAGCAATCTGTTCTGGCAACCAGACGGTATTGATGGAGTCCTCAAAGGCTTTAATCTTCTCCATCGTATCCAAGACTTCTTCCCATTTCGGACACGGCCTTGGGTCTTCCCAATTGCTAAAGTGAGAGTTTGTAATTTCCCACTTAGCACCGGGACGAAGCAAGTGCATTGCCGTGTCGATTCCGTATAGTCTGTAAATCTTAGTTTCCATTAGCCACTCTTATTGGTTTGTTTTGATGATGACAATACCTGAACCGCCTGCGCCGCCAGTGCTTTTTCCGCCGCCGCCACCACCGCCGGTATTGGCGCTTCCGGCATTTCCAGTACCACCATTATTTCCAGCACCACCACCACCAGTACCAGCAGCACCGCCGCTATTACCACATCCACCACCGCCGCCACTACGGGTCACAGATGAACCAGAAATTGACGAAGCAGTTCCGTTTCCACCAGCACCCGCTACATCACTACTTCCATCAGTACCAACGGCACTTGCACCACCTCCACCACCACCACTATTACTTGAACCACTTCCGCCATTACTTCCTTGAGAAGGTGATGTAGATGGTGTGTTACCAGTTGAACTTCCAGTTCCACCTGGGAAACTTCCTCCACCGCCACCACCGGAACCGCCATTGGCTCCACTATTTCCGTTAGAGCCACCACCGCCGCCACCAGCAGAAACAATACCCGGAGATGCAAAAACAGATGGTGCGGAACCACCAACAATAGAAGAAGGGCCGCCATTTCCACCGCTGCCACCACCAGCAGTACCAGCAGCACCAACAGTAATTGTGTATTCCGTTCCAGCACTTACAGATGCGGATGTTCCTGTTCTATATCCTCCCGCCCCACCGCCACCAGCACCTTGGTTTACTGCTGGATTTGTAGCGCCGCCCCCACCGCCACCAGCAACAATTAGGTAGTCAACAGTAGTCACGCCAGTAGGTGCAACCCATGAACTAGAGGCTTTGAATGTGAATACGGATTGAGTAGGTGCTTGATATTTGAGGATGACGATGCCTGAGCCGCCTGTTCTTGCTGAGGCCCCACCGCAAGCACCATTCCCTCTATTTGTTGTGCCGTTTTGATTTGATCCATCTCCACCTACGGCATAAGTTACAGATGAGCCAGAAATTGTTGATGCCGCTCCCGGCCCTCTTGTGCTATTAGTTGCAGCCCCACCAGCACCACCACCAAAAGATAAAGCGCCGTTGTAACCCTGTCTTGGTGGGCCAGCGACACCAGTTCCACCAGTTGTACCTAAGTAACCAGCACCGCCTCCAGAACCGCCGTTTCCACCGTTTCCATTTCGCCCGCCACCTTGTCCACCGCCTGTGGTGCTAATGCCTATTGCGGAACTTGTCTGACCCTGTGTTGCTGGCCCTCCACCACCACCAACAGTAATTGTGTAATCTGCACCGGCCGTAACTGACAATCCAGTTCCAGTTAGAAAACCACCAGCACCACCAAATCCATTGTCAAACGGGTCTGATGCCGATCCAGTACCACCACCACCAGCGACTACCAAATACTCAACCTCGCTTACACCAGTAGGGCAAGTCCATGTGGATGTAGCGGTAAAGGTTTGGATGACGGTGTAGTTAGTAACGGGCCAAGTGCCAGCCCTTTGATATTGCAATGCCTCCTGCAAAGTCCATACGCCTTTAGCAGACGATGTTGTAACAGTTGGTGGCGTGGCAGAAATTATTCCACCGGGATAGCGCAGTCCCATATATTCTCCTTAACTGCTGATTTCTTCCCAAGAGCAAGTGACCACAAGATCATTTGCCGCACTTGCAGTAGCCCCAATAGACTTATCTTCTAACAAATAAAAAGATGTAGTCTTATCAGTAACGATCAAAGTTGCGTCCGCAGGGACAACAATCGTTGACGCAATCGCCGTTCCTGTTCCACCTAAATCGTCTTGAGAAAATATCTTGATTGTAATTTCAGCGTTTGCAGTTCCATCTACGTTAGCAACCACAATGCTATTGATCTTATAAACTTTTCCGCTGCTTGCGGCATTGTTTACAAGAGCCGTAGCAAACGGATCTGCCGTTGATGAAATTAAATTTGTCGATGTGTTACCAAGAATGGTAGCAACACCGACTATATTTGGGTTTGCCATGTTTACTCCTTAGAATCCAAAGATCATTGACATTGCGATTGCCTTACCTGTGGTAATGCCGCCGCCAGTTGGTGTTGCAAAAGAAAGAGTTCCTGAACCGTTGGTCTGTAATACCTGATTCGCCGTACCATCCGTTGTTGGCAATGTAAAAGCATTTACAAAGGATGTTAGGTTGCTGTCGTATGCTTGGACATCTGTGCCAATAGTTAGGCCAAGAGATGTCTTCAGCGTTGCCCCAGACTCGACTACAAAGTTAGTGCCGTTGCCGATAATTACGCCATTGTCTGTTGGGGTCAGGCCAGCTACGTCAGCTAATTGGGCATCGTATGCTTGAACACTAGAACCAATGTTAGATGCGGTAAGTACATTGCTACCAGAGTTCTGTAGCGTCCCAGTAAAGTTAGCAGTTGTGTCTGCGTACTTAGCAAAACTAGATGCCGTGAATGTGCTGTCTTTAATTAGCTTTCCGCTTGTTCCGTCAAACGCAGCTAGACGGTCATTGACCGCAGATGCCGGGCCAACCACATCGCCAGCGCCAGAGCCTGATGCGCCCTTCTCTGCAAGCACATCCCAGTAGGTTGTGTTCGTTGGCAGGTTGCCGGTTGAGGCAAGCTTACAGATATAGCTTGAGCCGTTGTAGCTGACTGCGTCATCGACTACATAGGATGTGCCACCAGCATAAGCGCCTAGCCAGTTCATTCCCACCGGCCCAGTTGCGCCTGTCGCTCCGGTTGAACCCGTTGCTCCTGTGGCTCCGGTTGGGATTCCAAGAGTTAATACATAAGTACCAGAGTTGTAAGATGCTGTCGCACTAGAGCCGGGAGACAGCGTGGTAGCCGTAGCAGAAAAGTTTGTTGCTAAGTTGATTGAGGCGTTGCTGGCGTTGGTTGCTGTGGTCGCAGAACTAGCCGCCGAGGTTGCGCTATTCGATGCATTAGTCGCAGCCGTGCTTGCGGTCGAGGCAGAACTTGCCGCTGCCGTTGCGCTGTTAGACGCATTGGTCGCTGACGTACTAGCAGCAGATGCGCTATTGGATGCGTTGGTTGCGCTGGTAGATGCGTTGCTTGCCGAGGTCGATGCATTGCTGGCAGATGTGCTGGCATTGCTTGCCGAGGTCGATGCGTTAGACGCTGACGTTGAGGCGGCAGATGCGCTAGCAGCAGCAGCTACGGCAGATGCGTTGGCGGCTGCGGCATTGACCAGCAAAGCCCACTTGGCGCTGTCTGTATTGGTTGAAATCGGCAGGGAGCCGGTAGAAGTATGTGGCGTTAAAACCTGATAGATGTTGTCGTTGGTTGTGTCTTTAACAATGTCACGCTGGTTGTACGCTATGCCAGCCGCCCAGTTCCCACGGTTCTCACCAATGTAGTCAACCGCCGCAGGGTTGCCGCTGGAATCAAAAGAGAGCACCTTGCCAGCCCGTACAGAGGCCCGTGGCATGGTCATGCTAATGTTGGTCGGGTCAGTCTGTGGAGCCTTCAGAGCACGGTCTACACCCTCGGCATTTTGCTGGGCAAAGATGGTCATGCTATCCAGCTCGTCGTTCAGGGTTGTAGCGAACAAGTCGCCACCAGTCGTAAAGTCTGAGGTGCGCTGGATTGCCCGGTCGCCAACAATGGCAATCTGGGTGGCTCCTGTCGGGGTAGCCGTCAGCGTTACAAAGCCCGTACCGTTGGTATTGATAGTGACGGTATAGTCAGTCGTCAGGGTAAGAAGGGTATCGTCCCTGTATACCGAAATGTCAGTATTTGCAAGGATTTCAAAAGTAAACGAATATGGCCCCGTGCCAGAGGCGGCGAGCACTACCCGGCGGGTGACATTTGAAATTGGGACAGACATGACTTATTCCTTCCTAACGTGGATTATAAGGTGCTTGCTTGATTTTCTCTAGCGTATCGGGTGTTAATGGCAGCTTTTGCGGGGCTTTGCCAAATGCGTCCTCGAACGCCTTGCGCTCATCAACCAAGGTTTTGAGCTCGGGAAACTCCAAAAGCATCAGGTCTTTGGCGTAAGACGAATATACTGCCCGGACGTTTTGGAGCGCACGTGCTCTGTCTCCGGGTGTGGCTGGTCTACGGACGCCGGTATTGGGGTCGTAAGAAAAGTCGTAGGTTTCCTTGTCGGCTATGGTCGAAACCATCTGTTCCAAGATTGGCTTGGGTACGGCAATCCCAAAGTATTCCTTAGCAAAAGCTGAACGCTCCGGATAGTTAATGAGCTCTTTATAACGATCCTTTTGAATATCATTTAGTTTAATACCGGGCTCGTTCATGGAATTACTAATCGGCGGAAACCCAGACTTGAGCTTAATCATTTCCTCATTGATGCCGTTAAAGCGTTTAGTCTTGACCTGTATTGGCAAGGCGTTGGCCGGAGAGGCCCAATTATCAAACTCACGGTAGACCGGCTCATACCAGTCATTAGTCTCACGGATGCCCCTGCCAGTAAAGTAGGACGCCTTGGCTCTGGCTTCAGCAATAGCCTCATACGAACCACGCAAAGACATCCGAAACCCGGGAATCTCGGCATAGGCGTACTGGTTTTCTGGCATTTTGGATTTGATGGGATTTTCCATTATCTTTTCAATGGTGTTCGTAATCCCAACCGGGGCTACCCCAAGCGTGGCTGCTGACTGGCCAACTACTAGACTTGCCTCGGTAGCCTGCTTTTGCAGCAATTGCAGGATTCGCTCAAACTTGTCGTCCTCACCCTCGTATCGTGTCCCGATAGTATTGGCAAGCTCGGCAAAGAATTGCAGCGCAGGCTGGCTCTCTGTCATGTATTGCAAGTTACTGAGAGCCAAATGCGTCAAAATGTTTTCGGCTGCTTCTGGCTCACCAATATGGGATACCGTATCTCTGGAATCGGCCATAGAACCAAGCGCCATACCAACCGGCTCATACCGCTTATATGATAGCCAGCGATATGAACCGTCCTTTTGCTTGATACCAAACGAATATGGCTCGTTCTTGGCAAGCCACTCACGGCGCTGCTCAGGGTCGCTTGGGCCGTAGCCAGTCATCCTAAACTCACCCTCTGTCCAGAAATCTACTGTCATAAACGTACTGGCAATGGCAGACGATACCCCAACCTTAGCCAGCGCCATATTGCGCTCACGTGGGTCAGCAGAGTTTATAGCCTTAAAAAACCGTGGCATAGCAATAGCCATTGGGGTGCGCTCTAGTCCACGCAGTCCAATCTGAGTTACTGTTTTGAAGAACGGGAAACCGGCAAGTTTTGCCACAGGATGAGACATGACTTCTTGCATCTTTCCAAGAATCTTGCCCTCTAGTGCATCTTGGAATGTAATCACACGGGCCATCTCAGACGCTTCCTCAAAGGCGGCGTCAGAATTCATTGTGGCTCTGTATACGTCTTGGGCTACCTTGGTAGCATCGGCTTGACTTGCGCCATTCTCAACGGCTTTGATTGCTGCTTTGCTGGCTGCGTCAGTTGCCGCAAACTCCATCTCCATCCCACGGAATAAAGCCTTGTATCCTTCGTCTGCGCTGGTTAGCACACGGAACCCCATAAACCGCATAGCCTGCCCAAAGTAGTCAATGCCCTTGCCAAGCGTGGAATTGGGGTCTACGTTAAAACTCTCGGCTGTCGTGGCCAGTCTGCTTTGGGCAAACTTGGTTGCCATGTCAGATGTCTTCTCAGACTTAAACGCTTCGGCAGAGGCGCTTAATGCCTGCGACCAATACCGTGGGAAGGCACGCAAAGATGCAAATGTTGACTGCATCAAAGCCTCATCCTTACCGGCAAGGGCGGAAGCAAAACGCTCTGCCGTTATCATTCCGTAATGCAAAGGAGAGCCAAGGATGTTAAAAGCGTGGGTTTGTACGCCAGATACCAATGCCGACTGGTAAATCTCAGACGCAGAATCTAGCACCGCACGGGCCATGTGCTTTGAATAGAATCCACGGGCGTTAGAGTTTGGCAATTGTTCATAGGAGCTAAGCGCAGCAAGCATCTTGTCCTTGCCGCCAAGTTGCTCAAGTATTGCCGCAGCCTCTTGCTCGCTAACCTCGCCAATCTGTTCTAGTTCAAATGATTCAATAGTCTTGCGTAGCTCACGAACCCTTGCCTTATCTGGGCCAATGATAATTCTATTGATGGAAAGAGCACGTCCTGTTTCGGCTGTAACGCCTAGCAACGATGCGCTGGCCTGACCATCTAGGGTCATCAACCTACCGGCTTCCAGAATGTCTTTAGCGTTGCCGGTAGATGCCGCTTGTTTGATTGCGGAAAGAGTTGCCGACTGAAGGTTTAGGACTGCTAACCGTGCAGCAAAAGAACGTGAGTCATTAAATGGGTCGTCGCCCGGAGCACGCTTTAGCAAATCTTGAAGAATCTGTACGTCACCGATTTCCTTGGCGTCATTGATGATGTCTTCAAATGTGCGACCAAGTCTACGCTGCTCGTCTACAAACGTTGAGTATTCGTCAACCGTGGCCAGATAGAATTGCTTGAGCTCGTCTTCAGATTGGATGCGGTCAAGGTTTGGGCGAACCGTTGGCGGCTTGCCATCAACCTTTTGAATCTTCATCGACTCCAATACACGGAACATTGTGGCCGGAGCTACTGGCTCGGCAATGACCATATCGCCTTCAACACGGATTGGCTGCTCGCCAACCGCTGCCCTAACGTCAATGTCGTCAATCGGTTTATCAGCGGCGTCTTTGGCTAAAACTTCCTTGGCTTTCCCGGCACGCTTGACCGGCGAAGTCTCTACTGGTGCGGTAGCCTTTTGAACGCTCTTTAGAATTCCTGTAAGCCCCTCAATACGGCCAGCAACCTGTACCGGCTCTAACTGCGGGTCTTCTAGGGTTAATGATGGGTCTGGTGTTACCGGCTCAATTGGCGCAGGCATTTCTTGCTGAGGGCCATCTGGTATGGCCAGTTGGTCGATGCGTTGGTCAATTGACTTAATAGCCATTATTTCTCACCTTTTTCTTTTGCCGCCGGAGCCACCGCAGCAGTAGCGCCAGTCAATGCTTTTTTGCTACGGGCAACAGCTTTGGTTGCGGCAGTAACAGTTTTTCCAGCACCACCTAGCTCGCCAACAAACTCGGATACTTTAGCGGCTTCCTTGCGCTCCTCGTCAATTTCGCCAGCAGGAATCAACGGGCCAATGTTAGTGTCTAGCCACTTCTTAATTTCCTCTGTCTTTGGAAGAATAGTATCTGACTCAAGCCCTTTGATAAAAGCATCTAATGCGCTTTCGCCAGCACCACGTTTAATAATCTCACGCACGCCGTAGACTAAAGACTCTATATCGCCACCAATCCCAACCGTACCCTGAATTGCACCCTTGGCTAGACCAGCAGGAACGTCAGCCGCCATCTTGCCAAACGTAGACATAGACATTGGCTTTTGGTCTTCTGGCAATGTCATCCCGCCAGACTCAAGAAATTCCTCAACATAGGCAGTTTCGTTGACACGATTATCTTTGTAATAGACTTGGCGCTGCCCACCAGCATCCCTTAGCGTCAGGGTCAATAGATACTGTTCGTCAATGTCTTTCATCGTGTCCCGCCAATCTTGTTGCCGTTTTGGTCAACCAGACCATCTTTAATTGCGCTTTGTAGCTGAGCTTTTTCGCTAATCAACCTTGTCTGAAGTGTTTTATCGTTAGCATTGATTGCTTTGCGGATTGCGTCGTCGTAACCTTGTATCGTCTTGATTGGGCGACCAACCACAACGTCGGCAAGATTTGCCGTATCTGTTTTGCGAACCGTGCCAGCAATTGCGGTCACGTTATCTGTAACCCATTGTGTCGGGTCAAGGTTGGGATTAGCTTGTTTATCAGCCGCCCATTTGGTAACAACTTCGTTAGCAATACGCTCGTTTTGTATACGTGCCGCAGATGAATTCATTGGGTTGCCAATCAGCAATCCAAGTTGTGCTTTGGTGCGTCGCATCACTTCTGATGTTTGTGCGTCTTGCAGTATCCGAGCCTTGTTCATGTACTCGGTGTAGGTAGATGGCGTTAGATATTTACGGTTTGCCTCTACGTCTTCTACGGTCAGCACCTTGCCGGTAACGCTGCCAATCTTTGATGACAATGCCGCAATAGCAAAACCGTGGTCATACTGGGCAAACATACCGCCACCTTCGTCACGCACTTTAAGCATCTCACGGTACTTGTCCCGATTAAGATAGTAAAGCTGGTCAAGAATCTTATCTTGCTCTGGCTTGTTATTAGCTGCAACCGCAAGGCTAAAGTCTGCCGTAAGGGTGTTGATTTGCCGCTTTGTAGTTGTCTCACGTGCAAGCTCTGCATCACGAAACTCATCCATTTGTTTCTTGGCTGCGTCTACAATAATTGCACGCTTGTCGGTTTTAAGGATTGAATCCATTACTGCATTGCCAGTATTGCCGGAAATAATTGCCGAGTAGGTTTTGTTGATGTCGCCAGAATCACGGATAAACTCTGAGGCAAAAGCAGATATTCCGGCGTCTTTTGCTTTGGTAGATTTCTCTATCCATTTGGGAACAAGCGTACGGTTCTTTGTAGCAATTGCTCCGCCAAGTGTTGCTTCTAGTTGGGCAATTCTAAGATTTGCGTCATCAGGATTAACCGCAGTTTTTAAGATGTCTGAGACTTGGGTTTGTAGCCCACCGGCCACGGAGTTCATTTGGTTTTCTGCGTCAGCCAAGTAAGCCTTGGTAAACGTTTCTGCGCTCAAGTCAACTAACGTGCGTGACTGTTGATTGATTGAGTTAGCCAGACCGCTTGCCTGATTTGGGTCTACCTTGGCCAAGCCCTTCCATAAGCCTTGCAGGGATAACACATCTTGCCGCATATCCTCGTGGCTCTGATACCCGCCTGTTTGTAGCTTTTGCTTAAACTCAGCCATCTTTTCGTTGGCCAACAGCTCAAGCTCACCACGCATTTGAATACCGACAATCTTGTTTTCTTCGTTGATACGTTCTTTGACCGCACCTAACGCAAAAGCGGATACCTTGTCCAACGCCGCCCCCATGCTAGATGACAGCCTAGCTGCCTCTTTGACGTTGGCAAAACTTAACTGCGGTATGTCGGCTGGCATATTGCCAACACGTTGATAGCGTGGAAGTTCTGCCATTATCAGACTGTCCTTGTTTCAATCGGAGCTGGGCTTTGCTTGCCGCCCATACCCTGTGCAGCAGCCATTCCAAGTTTTGCAGCAGCATCAAAGTAGCCAGCTTTTTCCGCTTGCTTACCAGCCGCCCGAAGCATATTAGCTTCAATGTCCCCAAAAGACATTGCGGCATTTGCATTATCTAGGGCAAACATAAATTCACGGCCAGCAACAGTATCATTAACGGAACGCAGTATGTCTGGCGACCCGCTAAACGCATCCACTCCACCAGCAAACGAACGTGCAGCTATGGCTGCATTAGCCTGTCTTTTGCGTTGCAATATCTCGTTTGCCTGCAATTCGTATTGCAATGCCTTGCGCTCAGACTGAGCCGTGGTTTGCAAAGCCTGCAAGTTGTACATTTGCTTTTGCGCTTTTCCGCTTTGGATTGAACCAGCGGCACTAACTAATGTTGATGCTATCGCTACAAATTCCATATCATGTCCCCGGATATACTGAAACTTTATATTCCATACCCAATAAAATCATTTTCAGCGGGTCGTTTTGCTGAATCGTGATTTGCCCGTCTTGGGTATACCCAAGTATTCCGCTTACTGTTTTTGTTCCTGTAAACGGAGTTATTGCCTCGTCTAATATCCCAGCGCCAAGAGCCCTAAACGGAACCTCGATACCATTGACAGACATACCTTGTGTGTCTTTAACCAACAGATTTACTTCAAGAATTCGCTTGCGGAATCCAATGCGTGTGCCAGACTGAAGTTTTAGTTCTGCTGGCATGGTCTTAATTTGAACGCTGTAATCCATCCCGACTTGATACGATGTTGTAGATGAACGATTAAAGGTTACCGTTCCGCCGCCCGGAACTGTCTGTTGAGCCTGAACAGAACCATCAAGTATTATGTCAACTGTTTTGCCAACCAGATGAGATAAGCTAGCGGAAGCGGCAGCACCACCAGATACGCCGCAATCAGTCTGAAAATTGTTGTCAAAGATTTCCACATAATAAACAGTTGATGAGTTGACCGTTCTTTTGACAACCGTATAAATTGTTGTCAAGTCAACGCCAACATCAATAAACTCACCAGAAGTAATAAACTCAGATGGGGCAATAACGTTTTGCGAGCGCAGCAAAGAGAACACCGCCATGCTGCCGCCATCACCATTGACTATCATTAGCAAATCATTTTCATCTGTTGCCACAGACCGGCGTAATGACATCCGTGTTGGCGACTTTAATAAATGCCCAGACAGTAAGGATATTTTTGAAGAAACATAAGTTGCTTGAGTGTCGGTGTAAGAAAACTCATCTAGCGACTTACCCTGTCTCTGGATGTAGAGCGTGCTAGATTCTAATTGCAACACCCTAATTCCAACTTTTGCACCGTTTCTAGTAACGCCCTTCATAAAGAATGAAGTTGGCGTAATTGGCTCAAGACCTTGCTGCGGGCAGAAGAACTCACCGCCAGTCGTAAACACCTGCAAGTCTCTGGCAGAAGTAATATCTACGATTGAGTTAAAGGTGTTGGTATCTAGCGTTGCCTCTACTGACTCATCGTCCAAGCCTTCGCCCGGTTCAAAATTAAAGAAGTCTCCAACCCTAGAACCCCAAATAGTTGATGGCCTAGAATCTGAGCCGCCAAAATATAACCGGCCCTCATGGAAAGTAACCGATAGCGGCCAGCCTCTAGTGCTCGACCATACATCTTCATACCCAAGCTCAAAAGACCAATCGGATGCTGCAATTGCTGATGTATTAAAAAACGGAAATTCTGTAATTGCCTTGACCACCGTTGTGCTTGTGTAAGAAACAATCTTTGCCCGACCCTGTGGCTCGGCGTTGACATACTGCCCAATAAGGTCTGATATTGTAAATACAGAAGTATTGTTTGGTTGCGTAGCCCACGCCACAGATACAGTTGCCACCTTTGTTGCGCCAACGTAATCGCTAATGATTCTCGTTTGACCGGCGCCAGTTCCGCTGGTAATGGTTATCGTTGACCCGTTATAAATGTCATCTGTCGCAATAGCCGCCGCAGGCAAAGTTATTGTGCTGGCTCCACCTGCTGTTGCCGTTCCAGTTAATCCGTTGTGAAAAGCGGCAGCACCTGCGGTCAGGGTTACCTTGCCAGACACGGCAGACGGGGTTAGCGTTACAGCACGGCCAGCGTCATTCGTTACGGTGTATGCGTATCTTGGGATATTTTTGAAGGTAATTGTAGATGCCGCCCAACTTGCGTCTGTTGCGCCACGCACAATCTTTATTGGCTGAATATCTGGGTGGACAACAATGAGCGTGTCGGCAGATTGCGTCCAGTTAATTGTTCCTAATCGAGCTCCTGTTAAACCAACACTACTTGTGTCTAAATAGTCTAGTGAGCCGCCATTGATGTCTAAGACCTGAGCATTGTTCTTAAAGACGTGCATACGGTTGTGGGTAAAACACAACATATATGAGTCGCTGGTCGAGAACTCAAACGGCACTAGGCGCACGCCATTGCCAGCCGATTCAGAGCTACTGTTCGGCAGACTCATAATATACTTTGTTCCGGGCCTGCGACGGATTCCGCCCTGTGGCTGAACCACTACATTAGTAGCTTCCTCTAAGGCATTTCCATAAGCCGCAAGGTCAACCCTAGCCCTCAACAGGGGGTCTAATTCCCCGGTCGAAAAGTTAGTTTGGATTGACGTAAAACGTGCCATCAGTTTCTCACGTCAATTAAGCTGTAATCTTCAATAACAGAAATTGGCTGACCTTGGCCATCAATAGTGGTGGCGGTACGCATATATCCACCACGACCATTTTCTGATGGCGCACCAATAGCCACGCCTTGCCAGTATTGCGTCTTGTCCATCTGGTCTGTAATGGGCAAAGACAGATGCCAAGCCATCATGTACTTCATAAGCTGAATAAAGTACACGGGCATCTCGTACTCTTGTACGTCATAGGGATAGTCTATGTATATCGTTGTTTCGTTAGTTAAAAGCTGGTCGCCAAATATCCGATAGTTACGGATAGTTCCGGAACCGGGTGTTGCGCTAGTGGTTACGGAGCGTGGTGGGCCAATACGGTCGCCGGGTAGTTGATAGGCATAGCGATACTCAGTTGTTGGCCCAGTCAGCAATTGCGCTAACGCAATCTTTTTGTATACAAAAGACCAAGGGTAAACCAAGAGAGCTTGCTTTTTGATGTCTTGGTACAGGGAATCGGCAACATTTGCCTCATCGGTTCCTTCTGTGAAGGACGAAATTGGCTTGGCGCCTAACATTTGCAAGGCGTCAGAACATATTGAGAGAGCAGAATCACCGGCAGCCATAATCTATCCTATCCTCGAATGGCACGCAGCCACTCGGCGTCAACGTTGTTTGGTTTGTATTGCCCACCAAAATCAACAATCCTACACCCGTCAGGCGGTTTGCCTCGGTCTTTTACGTGTAGGCGGTATGAATAGACTCCGTATTTCTTGGTTTCTAATACCGGCACGTTTCTATCTAACGCATCCCAGATAAACGCCTGATCGCCCAAATATGGGCCGTCCTTGTTATCTTGGTGATATTTTACCCAATAATCTGGGTTTACCACAAATCTTTTATAGACTTCAACAGGGGCTTTATGATAGAACCACATAAGGGCAGACGAAACCATGTGCGGACGCTTTAGGTTTTGCATCATGGCAAAGTCGTATCCGCACTCGGCAATGTCCGAAAAGTCATCCAGTACAACGGTATCAAGGTCAAGGTAGATGGTATTCGGCGGTAGTACATCTGGCCTAAATAGCTCAATCTTTGACCACCACCCAGACCAGTCATGTTGCAAAGCAATACGTTCGCACGGTACTGGGATGTCAGAAAAGCACACAAAGTTGTGTGGCAGGCTCAGTTTTTGAGCTACATTGTGGCTCAGCTTGGCCACGTCGTCCGGGCTATATCTTCCGCCAGACTTGAGGACACAAGCAACCGTAATCATTCTGGGGCTCCTAGCAAATCTTTGGTTCTTCCGGACATTGAGTAGATTCCCATAGTCAAGCCTTCCTCTTGGTGGCGCTTGAGCACCCGAAACCAGTTGTCTATCTGGTCTGCCCTAGCGTAGCCTGCGTGCTGGCTATACTTGTTTGGGTATCCTTGGGCATATTTCTGGTCGTCGCCAGACAGGGTTATGCCAGCCATTATGACTTCCTCAAACCCCATGCCGTGCCTAGCCCACATAGCACCGGCCACGCCACTAGAGCCAACGGCAAAGGATAGACCCGGCCAGACGTAGTCAATGGCATCAAACGACTCTCTAGCATACGGAATATGCCATAACGTTCCCTTGGGTGTTTGTAGGATTTTGGGTCTGGCGTGTATCTTAATTGGCCTGTCCACAGAAGCCTTAATCTTTATGGACATTTCGCCGTGCTGAGTCCAGACGTGTTCAATTTCGGGGACAATTGCGGCTACATACTTAACGCCTAGGGTGGCGGCGTCTGGCCGCAACTTGCGTGCGGCTTCTAGGTCTTCAAAAAGAGAAGGGGCTGCGCCACATATAATGGCACAACCCCTATGCTTTACTGCGTACTCAACAGGCAATTAGTCGCTGTCGATAGTGCCAACAGTTGTTACGCTGGTAACGTCAACAGTCGTGCCGTCGTTAGCATTGACCACTACAAAGCCGAAAGCAGCAGAACCGCCAACGCCAGAGTAGACATACATAAGGTCGCCAACTTTGAGGATTGATGCGGCAGAGTTGAAGTAGCCTGCGCCGTCAATATCGCCAATTGCATCAGCAGATTGATACGTCCAAATCTGAGGTGCGTTGCCAGCCTTAGAACCGTTTACGAGGTTCAAACCGTCTTTGTTATATGCCATTGTCGTTCTCCTTAGACTGAATCAGTTGTTTGGACTTCGACAATACCTTCGGCATCAATAGCAATTGCACCTGCCGAGAATACTGCGTTTACCAGCCAGCTAGTCTTCTCAGGGATGTAATTGATTTCGGTGCGTGGTGCAATGCCTTCGCCGTAGCCGATAGCGTCACGGTGGAAAGCCCACAGTTTGCGCTCGGACGAAGCAACGGGCAGACCGCCTTCCGAACGATCACCAATGGTGTGGAAGGTAAAGCCTAAGAACGTGTTGAGCTCACCAGACACCAGCGCACGCACGGTGTTGAAATCAGCCGAAGTTACGGCAGTCTCAGACAAAATGCTTGACAAGCTGTTTGCGTGGATGATGATATGGCGGTTGTCCATAGGAACGTTGTTTTTATCCAACAGTTTCTTGGCAGCACGCAGCTTGGCTACGTTCAGACCCGTATCTGTACCACCTTCGTCTTCGGTCACGATAAGGCTGGTGCTCGAACCTGCGAGTGCGTCCAGAATAAGTTGGTCTTGACGACGGCCGATAGCGTTGGCAACAACCTGAACAAGCTCATTACGCTCGTCAAAGTTGACCTTAGCTTGGTTGAAAATGTCGCTGTACTCTGCGGCGTTCCAGTCTTGGAGCGTGCAGGTTACGTTTGAGAACGATACGTTCAAAGGGGTAACATCGGACTGGGGAACACGTGATGTAGCTACGCCCTTGCCGACTTTGGGAAACTTAACAGTTGAGCCTTCAACACCCCGACGCTGACGAACCGCACCTACCAATTGGGCTACGCCCTGATAAGCCTGTTTAACTTCAGCATCAAAGAGCGTTACAAAGGCGTTCGATAATGAAACGGACATTTGTATCTCCTTGAAAGTTAAAAAAAGTTTTCGTCGCTTCGGTTAGCCGGTGATTTGGGCCGTATGCTTGCCCCTTACGGGAGCCGGTCGTCTGCATCCGCAGCGGATAGGGTCGCAAAGGATTGGCCTATGACGTCTTTTTACAACACTAATTTTGGCGATGCAATAGGTTTATGCAAAAAAAACCCCCAGCCTTTTGAGCCGGGGGCAAGTCTCCGCTTGAAGGTTGGAGAGGGGGTTACTCAGAGAAAGCCTGCGAAAACATACGTTCTACCTTTTGGCGATAGGCAACGTCTGTCTTGTATTTCGGGTCTGCCACCATCTGATACAGTTCTTCTTTGCTTGGAGCGCCTTCTGATGGAACAGATTGTGTAGGTATTCTAGTTCCTTCAAATGCTTCCCGCAACTTAGATAGAACCCGAATCCCGTTGGCCGTGCCGCCCATGTACTTAAATTCCTCAAAGTCGTCCTTGCTGAGAACTCCCTTGCGAACTAAGCCTGCGCCCCATTCGCCCATGCCTTTAATAATGGCATCTGCATTTGGGCCTAAAGACTTGCGTTCTTGCTCAATGCTCATTGTGACTTGTTGTTGCTGTTCACCTTGCATTGCAACAACAGGGCCAACTAAGGCGTCTAAGGCGGCTTGGCTAACCCCAAACTCTTTGGCCCAGTTAGACACGTGGCCACGGACAGGGTCATCTTCTGGAATCTGAGCGAAGGAGCTCATGTCATACTTGCCGTCTTCAGGAGCCTTGTGCTTACCTTGGCTAATCTGCTTGCGTAAATCCATCCATGACTTAGCAATCCCCTCTAGGTCTGGCGCCGAGTCGTCTTTCTTCCAGAAATTCTCTGGCCACCAGTCTGGGCGCTCTAGCGGCCCGTCATCTTCCTTGGGCTCTAGGTGCTGGATGGTAGTCTTGGAAGTATCTTGGCTCTGGCTTTCTTGGTTATCGGTTACTACCGCCGAATCCAATAGGCCAGCTTCTTGGGTTCCCCCGCTGCTGGGTTGGGTTTCTTGGGTTTCCATCAAAGTTTCCTCGCTCTTTTAATCCGTGCTTCAATGTCCCTTACTACGCTGTTCTGTCCCTCTCGGTAGAACCCATAGGACGGGTCGCTCCCCGGCACGGCGACGGGTTGCTCTAGTAGCGTAAGCCTAAGCCACGCCATCAATTCTTGGCCATCTTCGGTGCTAAAGACTCGTAGGCACAGCTTGTCTAAGTCTTCAGATTTCTGAGCGACATCTCTTATGTCGGTCGGTATTGCTTCAAGTTCTTCCCAACTCAATGATTACCCCTTATGCCGGTAGTTCGGCTTGTGCTTGGGCTTGGGCTAGTTGTTGAGCCATAGCCATTGTTTGCTCCATCTTGTCGGCACGCTCTGCTGGTGATGCACGCATAGCGGCTGGAACTCCCAGCTTGTCTGCAATGATGTCGAGCATCTCGCCCACCTTAACTGCGACTTGGCCTTCTGGCCCAGCTTGGCTTGCAATCTGGAAGAACTTGAGGGCAGAGTCCACTTCTTCCATATTCTGAGCCATAGCCAGCGGTGATACTGCGGAGACACGCACTTCAAGCCCATTGACCCGTAACGGCAGGTCAATGATTCCACGGTCATCCATAACCTGTAAGATTTTGGATACTATTGGAACCATTGTCTCGTTAATAAGGCGACCAAATGCCGAGCCTAGGTTCTGAGCCAGTTCCTTCATTCGCTCAACAATCTCGGTTGCCGACCGTGCGCTCATGTTATCTGGTGGCAAGGACTCGTCTAGCAGGATTCGCTTGATGTTCTGTACCAAGTCGTTGATAACCAACTGGCTTACGTTAAAGTCTCCCGAGCGTGGCAGGGCTTTTAATGACTCACCCTGCGGCCCACCGTTGCGTGCGACCGGGATAATCGCACCCGGAACAATACGAATCGTGTTTGGGTTGAGCACGCCGTCATCGGCTGCGGTATAGACCCCAGCAATAGCAAGGCTGGCGTTTTTGAGAAGTAACTCTTTTGTTTTGTTGAGTGTCTTAATATCTGGAAGGGCAGTTAGTAACGGGCCACGTCCATATATCTCACCGGCCACCTTCATGTATCTGGCTACAATCCAAGGGCTAGTCTTTATCTTACGATAGACAATCTCCTGCTTGGACTCTTTGTGGATAACGTAATACCCAAAGTCGCCACGCTTAACATCAACAATTGTTGCCTCAATAAACTCGACTTCTTCGGTGGGTTTATCCCTAACCAATCGAGCAAGCTGGCTATTCTCAGGTACTACTGCATCTTTCCATTGGTTTGCAATGGCTTCTGCTTTGATTCTCATGCGCCGATAAACATTATCGACCTGCCCATTGGCGCCTTCTTCAAAGGCCACAAGGTATTGTGGAACTGGAACGAAGTTTACCGGAGCTATATCATCTCCCGGCTGAACCATCATAACGGCTGTGCCAACAGATAGGTCTAGCAAGAACTCGCCAATAGCAATGTCAAAGTTTGACTGCTTGAGTACGGCAAACATCTTCTCGTTGTAGACATCTAGCGCAGACTGTGCTTCAGCACGGCGCTCGTCAGGAATGTCCGGCCCCGGCTCTAGCTTGCACCACTTACGCTGCGGCGGAAAAATGCCAGACTGAAGACGGTTGGCAAAACGCTGGGTCGAGCTGATGGCCGTGGAATCAAACACACGGCCCATCTTCTTGGCGCCACCTACCTTGCCTTCCCAATATCCGTCGTATAGGTTGCGCTGCGGCAAAGCAAACTCGTAGGCGTCCTCGTAAAGACTTTTGAAATCATCTTTTTTGCGAAGTGCAACGTCGTGTCGTTTTAATACTTCTTCAGCCTTTAGTCGTGCCATGTTCAATCCTTTTTATGACGCATCGCAAAATTGCGTGCAGCTTCTTTGCTTCCAAAGCCCCATGCTTTCAAGGCTAGCTTTAGCCTAGTCGGCCTGCCTTTTTCGTCTGTGAGAGGCCCAGCCATGCCGCCAAATCTCGCAGCAAAGCTAACCCGTCTTGGGTTAGTCCCAGACTTTACTGGGGACTGTAAGTTGCCACCCTCTTTGCGCTCAAAGTGTTTTCTTCCAGCCTCGTTAAGGCCGCCTTCTGGATTTTGATATTTTTTTTGTACCATTACTCGTACCACTCAATCATTACATGGGCCATGTGCGCCTGACCGCTTCTATTTGTCAGCCTAAACAAGTATGTTGTTAATGGGGCAAGAACATATTGAAATGAAAATGCCGCAGCTCCACCAGCTTGACCACCAGAACCGCCAGCAAGAAATTCGCCAGTTATTGCGGTTCCAGTAGTGGTAACTGTTGGGTTAATTAGTATCGCACTTGAACTTGTATTGGTCGATGACCTATAACGATTGATAGCGGTAAACGATGTGCCGCCAGTTACAGTTGCATTTTCAAAAATAGTAAACTCTGCATCACCGCCACATCTAACATCAAATACTAGGTGGGGATATTTGCCAGCAGCCCAAGCGACAGCAATGTTAATAGATGCGTCATCAGCTAATTGATTTGCATCGCCATTTAAAAAATATGCATAGAAGGCTCTACCTTCGTGCAGCCTCACATGGTTAATGTCGGCCATTGGCAACGGGTCAGGAGATCCAACTACTCTTTGTCCCTCGTCCTTGTCCATGAACGTCAAAGTCACATGACGTGACTTCGTGTTCATCGACTCCCTGCTGACGTATTGAGTCGCCATTACTTCTTGGGCTTCATTGCGGTTTTAGCCGCTTTCTTAAAAGCATCATCGGTAGGCGCTCCGGGAGAGCCGGGTTTACGCATCTTCTCGCCAGAACCCTCAGCTATGCGCTCACGCTTTTTATGGATATTGGCATAGAGGCCGGGTTTCATTTGTACCCCGCTGCCTTGCGGCCTTCGCTCATGGCAATGGCTTTTGCCTGCTGCTCGCTTTTGACCTTCTGGCCAGAGCCAGATTTCAGCTTGCCCTTAGAGTATTCACGCATAACCATTGCAACTTTTTTTTGCATTTTATCTTTATCTGGCATTTTTGTTTCCTTATAAAGCCGTGCCTGAACCTAGAGTTTGCTCTCCACCAACAACACTAGCAGTTTCAAGTAAACCACCACTACGGCGGCGAGCACGTTGAGCCGAAGCCTGAACTTCTCCGCCCCTTCTCATTTCTTCGTTAAGTTGGTTTTGCCTTTTTACTTTTTCTGCTTCCGCTTTGCGAGCAAGTTCTTCTGCTTTCCTTTTTGCTTCTTCACCAGTAACTTTTTTTACAGCGTTTGAAATCGCACCCATGATTACACCCTTTCTGTGCCAGTAGCACCCAATGTTTGAATTCCTGTTTCTGGAGCTATGCGTGCTTCAGACAACAACATACGTGAGCCACCACTCGTCCTAGCCCTACGCTTGGACGCCTCGGATTCCATCATGTCACGCTTTTCTTCTTCTGCCTTTTGGCGCAGTCTTTCGTTTTCTTTGCGCTGTTCAGCAATCTGGCGCTCGGCTGCGCTTGTATCTGGTTTAGAAAATAATCCACTCATTTAATCCTCGCCATCATGTATGAATCCGAACCGTCCGGCAAAAACTTCCGCATTAGACCTTCTTCTTCAAAACCTAACGCTTTAGCCCACCGATACGCCCTTGTGTCATCAGATTTTACTGTGATTTGTAGCCGGTGCAATCCTTCTGATACCTCTGCGATATACAGAAATTGTTTTGCAACCAAAGTCATGGTCTTTGGGTAGCGCCTAGCCCTGTCATCAAACATAGACCAAAACTCAGCCATGCCATTCCAATAGTGTATAAATCCGAATACGGCTAGTGGTGAATTATTGACCACCGCTGTTACGGCAGGCCCAAGCGCCGCTTGGCAGTTCATGTGCTCGGCGGCGGATTGGCCCGAACTTAGAACCTCTGGGTTTGATACCTCAATCTCCATCGCATGAAGCGGGGAGTACGGCATCAACAAAACCCCGTTTCTGTTCTTGATTTCAGAGTTTAGGCTAAGAATGTCCAAAGACATCGAATTCTGTATTGACTACGGTTTGTGCGGTAAATGTACGTGACTGGCCAGAGTTTGATTTGGTCATCCTTTTGTGCTCCCCGCCACCCAGCAATAGGTAGCCAAAAGCGTCGCCAACGTGCGAGTGTTCGTTCTTATTTGGGCTATCTCTGAATCTTTCTTGGCCTGCGCCAACGGCTATCCGCTTAAAGTGGTAGCCACCAGCCAAGGATTTCCGAAGTAGCTTACAGCTCCTATTGACTAACAGCCCGGGCTTACCAGCCACAAGCCGCTGCATCGGGGCGGCAGACGCTTCTCGCCTAACCTTGAAGTCGTTACTTGGCGTAGGCTGAGCACGAAGCCCCAATGTTCTCAGGTAGTCAAATGCGGTTACTTCATATATGGCGTCCCTAGCCATACCAGCCGGGTCGCCCCAGACCATCACTTCGGCTTTTGGATAACGGGCATTGAGCTCAGCCAATAGCTGCTGGCCAAATCGCTCAAGCCCCATATCAAAGGTGACAATCTCATGGAGTACGTGCCACGTACCACTTTGCGTACGTTGTCCTATAACGGCGGCAGGCGTCAAACCAAAGTCTAGCCCTACTTGGATTGGAATGGTTGGGTCGTGTTCCAAGTCAGCCGTCATTAGTAGGTCATCGTACTCTGGCCAGACTGGTCTACCTTCTTGAACGTAGGTGTACTTTCCTTCGGCGTAGCACCGAATCCAGTCTAGGTTCTTACCAAGCAACATCTGCTGGTAGTATCCAGCCGGTAGGTTACGTACGTTTTCGGCTTTGGTGTTTAGCTTCCACCAGCGTCCGGCGGAAAACAGATGGTCATTGGCTTCTGGGTTATCTGGTAGGTCTTTGGGGTCTACTTCGACTACACCGCCGGGTTGCTTATAAAACTTCCAAGCATATGCCCCGGTCATCTTTTCTTTCTCAGATAGCCTATGCCACCAATGGTCGTCATCCATTGGGTTTGTATCCATCCAAATACCATGCCAGCTAGCGCCACCATCTCGCTTGGTCGGGTATCGACCGACCCGGTGGGTGAGGCCATCGATAACTGCTTTTGGCAGCTCTCGGGCCTCGTTGACCCAAGCGCCGGTAAGCTCTAAGGACAACAACTTTCGCACGTCTTTGGGTTGGTCAAGTGCTAGAAAGATAACTTCGCAGTCAATACCCGCCGCATCGCCCCGGGAAGGCAAGCGGATATGGTGGGTAATCGGTGGAGTGTACAGCATTGGCCCAAAGGTGTTCTCTGGGAATAAGTCTTGCCACGTCTTGATTGTGGTCGTTTTGAGTTCTGGGTAAGAGTTTCGTACAATAACCCAACGGCTATATCGGATGCCATCGATAGGGGAAGGCTTTTGCCTAACGGCACGCAACATTATCTCAGCGGCGCACGCATAGCTCTTGCCAGACCCCACCGGCCCCATCAATCCACGTACAAAAGCATTGCTTTGCAGGAAGTTGTAGACGACTGGGCTGGTAGAGAAGTCTAGGTCTAGACCAGCTCCGTTAAGCGCCTTCTGGCTGCGCTCTTTCTGGTTGCTCAATTGGTTCCTCAGTTACATCTATCATGTCTGGGGCTTTAACGTTAATGCCAATAACGCTTGGCCTGTCAGACTCGGATTGTTCTGGTTCTAGCATCCCGGCAGCTTTGGCCAGTAAGCGCAGCACACCCACCTTGTCGTAGAGCTCAATATCCAATACCGAGTTGCCATCCTTATCGGTTTTAACCGAAACCTTCTTAATGGCGTTTAGGGCGTGTTCGGGTATCTTAGACGAAGCCTTTACCCGTACGTTGCCAGCTTCGTCCCATTCCATGATGTCCGTAATCTTGGTATTGGCCATTGACAAAAGCGAGTACGCAATGGCTTCCTGATTGGCGTACAGAGTATTGGAACGAGTAAGCCTTTTTTGTACGGAACGTACCCCACCCCAGTTCTTGAGGTTGGGCATTTGTGTCTGCCCTTTGGCGGCGGTCATTAGAACGGTACGTCTGAGTCTACGTCGTCAAACCCGGATGGTTGTGCTTTTTGTTTGGCAGGAAATGGCTTGTGTGCGGCTGAGTATTCCCCAGCTTTGTTCGCCACGGGCTTGCCAATCTTCATCTTAAAGTATGGCTGGCCATCTTTGGTATTAACGTTGAAGATGTCTACGTAGTGCTCGTTACCGTCTGGCAGCATAACCTTGCCCGCAAAGTCTCCGTGCCAGTCTTCTGTCTTTTTGTTGTTCTTAAACGCTGAGCCATAACCCGGCTTAGGTACGTACTTATCCATGTTCACCCCTTATGGTTGTAGTTTTGATTCTTTAACAGCTTGCAGATACTCGTCAGCCTGCATCATCTTCACCTTCTGTGAGGCTAGAGCCTCGGCTACCTGTTCCGTGGTAAACCCACGTCTGAGTAGCTGTAACACAAAGCCATGCAACAAATCCTCTACGTTCATTTTCACCCCGTTTAAGGTGTTGGCTCCCAAGCACCACAATTCCTAGGATTGATTCTAGGTACTGTCCTAGAATCTATTGGGCTACTTTCCCGGTGAGAGCCAACGGTTAAAAGTATATCACCATGAAATAGACTTGCAAGTAGGGGAGAAAAGGTTTAATCTGTTTTCACGGGGCCATTAACCCAGCCCTCGGGAATGTTGTGGGTGACAGACCCGGATAAACGTGGCTAATCAGGTGGTACTTCTTTCTCGACGCAGGTGGATGCCGGAACGCTAGAGAATCGGGGCCAGACGCTTGAACGTAACAGTAGCCTAGATAAACGAGAACCCACAAGCCATAAGGCTTTCTACCTGTCTCTACACGGGTGAGGTGTTCTATCGTCAGATGATAGGTACGTAACTGGTAACGCTACAAGCAAAACCGCTGTTACAAAAATATGAGCAAAAATTTGTGTGTTCCCCCCACGCAATATGACGCATGGGCGGGGGGGCAAAGGGTGGGTTCCCCCCATCGCAACACATAAAGCACACCCCCCC